CGCGTACTGTTCAACGACCTGTTCCGCTACGTGCACGACGCCTTCGGCCATGGCCTGGAGGGCGCCGGCTTCCGAGCGCAGGGCGAAGAGAACGCCTGGCAGGCCCACGTGCGCCTGTTCACTGGCCCGGCTGTCGGCGCCATCACCAGCGAGACCCGTGGCCAGAACAGCTGGCTGAACTACGGGCCGCACGGTGAGAAGAACCGCAACGCCAAGGTCGAGGACACGGTGTTCGCCGACCAGAAGACTGGGCTCATGCCTGAGTGGACCTGGACCGATGGGCGCGCACCCGACGGCACCAGCGCGGCGAATACCTCGGTGAATAGCTCAAATAAGGCTTTCACCCAGGGAGAGGGTGGTTTTTTGAATAACTCGGTGAATAGCTCCGAACGAGCCTGGGTCGGCCTCACTGAGCGCGAGGTCGAAAAAGCCTCTGGCGGTTACACCGAGTTTGCTGGCTTTGAGCATGGCGCTTTCTGGGCCAATGATCAGCTCCGGGGTCGGAACATTGCAGGCTCTGCGTGGGCAAACCTCTCCGAGAGCGAGGTTGATGACGCGTCCGGCCAATACACAGAGTCGGATGGTTTCAGGGCTGGCGCGCACTGGGCTGATGACGAGCTCAAGGGCCGCAACAGCGCCAACGCAATCAAGAGCCCTGAGCGCGACCTCGACAACTTCCGCAAGGAGCTGATGGGTAGAGTCAGCACCAACGTCGCCATGGCCAAGATGCGCGGCGCAGGCCACGACTGGGCCTTCAACGTCGGTGACCAACTGCTCTCGACCAAGACCGGCAAGGTCTACACACTGACCGGCCGCATCTTCCAACGCGTGGGCAAGCTGAGCGCCAACGACTGGCAGCCGGTGTACTACTACACCACCGGCAAGCCGCCGCCCGCCGACGCCACTCGCGATGAGCGCGACGCCTGGAATGAGCCCTACGAGCAGGGCATCTTCCCCGAGAAGAACATCCTTGAGTCGAAGACGCTGAAGTCGCTGACGACGCCGATCACGCGCTCCACCGAGCGCCATTGGTACAGCCAACTTGAGCGCGCCATCGAAGGCGTGCCTGCGCGCCTGGACAACATGGCCGCTCCGCAGTGGGCCCAGTGGCTCAAGGCCAACGCCGCCAAGCTCGGCGTGAAGCAGGACGAGATCACCTGGTCTGGCATCGAGGACTTCCTCAAGCTCAAGGGCAGAACGCATGACGCCATGGCCCGCCGCTACGGCACGCACGACACGGTCGTTGATGGGCTCACCGGGAAGGTAGTCGGCAAGTCGCTCACCAGCAACCCGAAGATCAGCAAGGAAGAGATCCTGCAGTTTTTGCGCGGCAACGGGGTGCGGGTGGAGGAGGTGATGCTGGGCGTTGATGGGTCTGAAGACCTGGGCGAGCTTTCTGTCCACAGGGTCCGCGCCGGCGAGTGGGGTGTATTTGGCGGCGAGGACGGTCCTGCTGGGGATCCGATTGGGGGCACTTTCTCGAGTCGAGCGGAGGCCGAAGAGGCGATGCAGTCAATGCATGAGGAAAACCTGCCAGCCCGGTACGACCAATACACCCTCCCCGGCGGCTCCAACTACCGCGAGGTGCTGCTGATGCTGCCGGAGCCGAAGCTCGCCGACATCGAGCGATGGACGCCAGGCCTGATGAAGTCAAGGCGCCAATCCATCATTGACTCCGGGTTCACCGCTCTTGGCGTGGACGTCGCCATTGCCGCGGCTTTCGAGGCTGGCGGCGTCGAGGCTGCGCTGCGCTCGCTGGATGCCAAAGTCAGCTCTGGCAACTACCGCGAATCGCAGAAGGAAGCCCGCGACATTCTGAGCTCCGCTGTTTCTGGCGAGGGCAAAAGAAAAGAGGCCCGCCTGGCTGCAATGGCCAAGGCAAGCTACAAATCCAGCCACTGGGATCAGAAGAATGTGCTCGCGCACATCCGCCTCAACGACCGCACCGACGCCGAAGGCAAGCGCGTGCTGTTCGTGGAGGAGATCCAGAGCGACTGGGGCGCTGCCGCGCGTAAGGATGGCTTCGCCGAGTCGGCCATGGGGCGCCGCGTCAAGGCGGCGCAGGAGCTCGCGGCCCTACAGCAAGACATTCGGCGGCAGGCTCGCGAGCAGTTCGGCGGTTCCGCTCTAATGCGGCCATACCGCACACTCGCGGCCGAACTTGGCCGCGGCGACGAGCTGGCCGCAGCAGAGGAGGCTGTTGGATCTGCCCGAGACAAGCCTGGCGTCCCGCGCGCCCCTTTCATCGACGACACCACCAAGTGGCTCAACCTTTCACTGAAGCGCGTCATCAAGATGGCTGTTGACGAGGGCTACGACAGCGTGGCCTTTGTAACGGGGGACCAAAGCGCCGACCGCTATGACCTGAGCAAGCATCTCGACTCCGTCCTCTACGACCGCCTGTCCAACGGCAAGGGCGGCAACGTCATCGGCCGCAAGAACGGCAGCAACGAATTCGTCAAGGCCGTCGCGAGCGACGAAGAGGTGGCCGACGTCGTTGGCAAGGAGGTGGCGCGCAAGCTGCTTGAAGCGCCGAAGAATGAATACGGCATGCACGGGCTGAAGGGCCTCGACCTCCGTGTGGGCGGGGAGGGTATGCGTACGTTTTACGATTCCATCGTCCCCCAGGCCGCCAGCGCTCTGCTGAAGAAGATGGGCGGCGAGGGGGTGGCGACGGTAAGCATCGGCGGCGACCTGATCGATGTGTACGACAAGGCCGGTAAGCTCGTCGCGGCAGGCATTGGTCGCGATGAATACGAGGGCGCCTGGGAGGGGGCAACCTACGACGGTCGACCGTCCAGCAAGTCGATGCAGCAACCCGGCTTCACCATCACCCCCGCCATGCGCGAGAAGGCTGCCGGCGGCATGCCGCTGTTCAGCCGCGAGCGCACCAACACGCCCGAGTTCAAGGCCTGGTTCGGCAGCAGCAAGGTCGTCGATGAGGGCGGCGCTCCGCTGGAGGTCTACCACGCCACGGCAGGCGACTTCAGCAACTTCATCCCGGGTGGCATCGATCCGACCGTGAGTGGCCCAGCCATCTGGCTGACCGACAGCAAGGACAACCAGCCCGCTGCACACAACACCAGCGCCCGCTCCGGCTTCCGCGACGGCACCAACGTGATGCCGCTCTACGTGAAGATGGAGCGCCCTCTGCTGATCGACGACAAGGCGATGCTCGACTGGGCGCGCGAGGTCTTCGCCGGTGGCAGCCGCGAGTTCCCGCAGCTGATGAGCCCGAAGACTGTGGCCGAGCTCACGAAGGACGGCGAGTACGACGGCATCATCTTCGACGGCCCCGCGCTGGGCTGGAAGGGGTCCGTGCGCGAGTACATCGTGTTCGATGGCAGCAAGGTCAAGAGCGTCTTCAACGACGGCACGTTTGGCCCTGGCGACGACATCCTGCGCTCGCGCGAGCGCACGGGGACGCCGGAGTTCAAGGCGTGGTCCGGTGACGCGCCGCTGGTCCGCATGGGCCAGGCACACGCCTACAAGTCCGGCGAGCCCGTCGTCGTCGAGGCGCTTCACGGCACCACGAACGCCAGCCTCTCCGAGTTCAGCCGCCGTCGCGCCAGCATCGAGAGCGACTTCGGCGCCGGCTTCTACGCGAGCAACACCCCCGAGGACGTGGCGACGAACTACGCCAACGTCGCCGGCCCCGATCTCACGAACAAGCGCAAGCGCCTTGCGGAGCGCATTGCTCAGCAGCTGGAGGGCGACCCGGACTGGGCCGACGCCAGCGACGATGACCGCGACAACGAGGCCCACGCGAGGGCGGCTGCGCAGCTCACTGAGATGGCGCCCAACACGCTGAAGCTCTACGTGAAATTCCGCAACCCGGCCGTCGTGGGCGGCAAGGGCGAGACCTACTTCGACTACGCCGAAGAGTACGACGAGGCCACGGACAGCTACCGCGAGCCGACCGGCAAGCTGGTCGACTTCGTCAACGCGCTCGACGAGGTGGGTGACGGCGTCGACCTATCCCCGCGCGACCTGGAGAAGGCCAAAGCCGCCATCTGGGAGGCAGCTGAAGGCGAGGGCGTTGCGCTGAGCAAGCTGACCGAGATCGTGAAGCAGTGGCTTGGCGACGCCTACGGCACCGAGAGCGGCGACAGCGCCGGCAGCGAGCTTCTGCGCCAGGCGCTTCAGGGCGCTGGCTTCGATGGCGTGATCGACACGACCGTTGCGAAGAAGTTCAAGAACATGGCCGGCATGAACAAGGACACCGTCCACTTCATCGCCTTCGATCCGACGCAGCTGAAGAGTGCGACGGGGAACGACGGCAGCTTCGACGAGACCGACCCCAATATCCTCTCCAGCGCCGCGCGCGCCTGGGAGGCGCCTGGCGCCAGCAAGTTCGACGACATGGTATACAAGCTCCAGGACAAACAAGTAGATTTGAAGCGCATCATCGAAGGCGTGAAGAGCGCCGGCGGCGAGATCCGCAACGACATCGACACCTACCTCCAGGAGGAACTCTTCCACGGCCGCGCCGCCAAGCGCACCGAGGACTTCGTGAACAAGGAGCTGCAGCCCCTGGTCGACGAGATGGCCAAGCGTGGCCTGGCGATCGATGACCTGGACGAGTACCTGCACGCGCGCCACGCGCCCGAGGCCAACCGCCTGATCGCCGAGCGCAACCCAGACGCACCAGGCCTCCAGGATGGCGGCAGCGGGCTGGACACGGCCTTTGCAGAGGCATACATGGCCGACCTGACCGCAGACAAGCGCGACCACCTGGCCGCTGCGGCCGCCATGGTCGACAAGATGCTGGCCAAGACCCGCAAGCTGGTCGTCGACTATGAGCTCGAGGGCAAGGACACGGTCGACGGCTGGGGCGAGATGTTCGACCACTACGTGCCGCTGATGCGCGAGGACGACGGCGACGCGCCGCAGCGCCTGGGCACCGGCCAGGGCTTCAGCATCAAGGGCCGCGAGGTCAAGAGCCGCACCGGTTCCACGAAAAAGGTCGTCGACATCCTGGCCAACATCGCCATGCAGCGCGAGCGCACGATCGTGCGCGGCGAGAAGAACCGCGTGGCGCAGTCACTGGTGGGCCTGGCCTCGGCCAACCCCAACAAGGACTTCTGGACCGTCGACCTGACGCCGACGACGCCGACCTTCGACCCCAAGAAGGGTGTCGTGGTGCAGCGGCCCGACCCGATGTTCAAGGCCCGGCCCAACGTGGTCGTGGCCAAGATCCGCGAGGAGGACGGGTCGGTCAAAGAGCACGCGGTGATCTTCAGCGAGAAGGACGGGCGCGCGCTGCGCACGGCCACCGCGATGAAGAACCTGGACGCGGCGCAACTGGAGGGCTTGATGGGCGCCAGCGCCACGATCACCCGCTACTTCGCGGCTGTGAATACCCAGTACAACCCAGTGTTCGGCATCGTCAACCTGGTGCGCGACGTCCAGGGCGCTCTGATCAACCTGCAGACCACCGAGCTGGCCGGCAAACAGAAGGCCGTGGCAAAGAACACGCTGTCGGCGCTGCGCGGAATCTACAGCGACGCCCGGGCGGTGCGCGGGGGCAAGAGCGCAACGAGCGCCTGGGCGAGCCTCTGGGAGGATTTCCAGGACGTCGGTGGCCAGACGGGCTTCCGTCAGCTGTTTGCCACCTCAAACGACCGCGCAGAGGCCATCCAGAAGGCCTTGAACCCGGACTCGTGGATGGACAGCGGCCTTGGCAAGATCTTCACGGCGCGCGGCACCTTGCGCGTCCCAATGAAGGTGGCCATGAAAGGCGCTCGCTGGATCTTCGATTGGCTCAGCGACTACAACCTGGCAATGGAAAACGGCATCCGCCTGGCCACCTACAAGGCGGGCCTGGACGCAGGCATGAGCAAGGAGCGCGCGGCCAGCCTGGCTAAGAACCTGACGGTGAACTTTAACCGCAAGGGCCAGATCGGGCAGCAAGCCGGGGCGGTCTACGCGTTCTTCAACGCCAGCATGCAGGGCACGGCGCGGCTGGGCCAGGTTCTGTTCGACATGGAGCCCGGCAAACCCAAGACCATGCGCCTGAGCGGCCTCGGCAAGAAGGTCGTGTACGGCGGCATCACGTTGGGCTCGATGCAGGCGCTGGCGCTGGCTGCGGCCGGCTTCGACGACAACGACCCGCCGGACTTCGCGCGCGAACGAGCACTCATCATCCCGACGGGTGGCAAGACCTACATCTCAATCCCGATGCCGCTTGGCTTCCATGTGATCCCTGGCGTCGGCCGGATGACGACCGAGTGGGCGCTTGGCGGCTTCAAAGACACGCCGCAGCGCGTGGTGAAGATGCTCGGCATGTTCGCCGACACCTTCAACCCGATCGGCAACGCCGGCCTCAGCATGCAGACGCTGGCGCCGACAGCCCTGGACCCGCTGGTGGCGCTGACCGAGAACAAGGACTGGCAGGGCCGCCCGATCGCCAAGGAATCGATGAACAAGGCCGTTCCTGGGCATGCCCTGTCGCGCGACACAGACACATCATGGGCCCGCTTCATTGCGGAGGCGGTCAATGTGGCCACCGGTGGCAACGAGTATCTGGCAGGCGCGATTTCACCGGTTCCATCGCAGATCGACTACCTGATCGGACAGGTTACAGGCGGAGTTGGTCGCGAGCTCTCAAAAGTGGAGCAGGCAGCAAAGACGACGGTGACCGGTGAGGAGTTGCCCCTCTACAAGGTCCCGCTGCTTGGGCGCTTCGTCGGGAATGCGGGTAGTCAGGCAAGCGAGGGTAGCGCCTTCCAGGCCACCACGGAGCGCTTGAACCGGCTAGAAACAGAGATCAAGGGCCTACAGAAAGATGGCAAGTTGGCAGAGGCGGCCGCCTTGAGGTCTAGCCGGTCTGACGCGTATCTAGTTGCTCAAGCGAACCAGGCGGAGCGCCAGATTGCAAAACTGCGCAAGCAGAAGTCTGAGCTTGTGAAGAGCGACGGCAGCCGCGAGAGCGTGAGGGCGATAGAGGAGCAGATTACAGCCCGGATGGCGGCACTGAATCGGGCGGCAAAGGCTCTCGCTGCGCGTCAACAAACCGTAGAGTGAACTCGCCTGTCTTCCCAGACCTGCGGCGGCAGGCATCCCTAACTCTGGATCTTGTTATGCCGAGGGTGCGTGCAGCATCGTTGATGGACTGGAACACATCGCCAGTATCCATGCGCTCAACGCGGACCGAGTTCTTGGCGTTGGCACCAAGGAGGTTTGCAATGATTTTTTCTCGAGCTCCAGACTTCTGGAGTTTTATCTTGCTAGCCTTTGACCATTTCAGCTTCACATCGGGGTCTTTGTGGCGCTCAAGCATTGCGTTCTTCATTGCGGCGGCGCGCGCTGGATCTCCCCAGGCCGCGGCGGTGTCTTGCGACTGCTTCTTGCGGGCCGCATCAGTTCGGCGGTGAATTGCCGCAGCGGCGGAGGCATTGGCCCGGCCTTCTGGGCTGCGCTTGGCCTGCAGCAGCGCTTCACGCCTGCGAGCTGCGAAGCCTGCGTCGCTTCGAAGGCGCGCTTGCGCAGCGACCATTTTTGCGCGCGTCTCTGGGCTGGCGATCGCTCCTAATGCGCCGCCTCCTCCTTCTGTGAAGTTAACCAGCGGGTGCCCAAGCGACTTGAAGACGCTAATCAAAAACACCTCGTGCTCGAATGCCTCCTTCTCTGTCGGCCACGGCGATACGATTTCTATTGTGTGGCCGCACTTGGAGCGCACCTTCCCCCAGTAATCGCTCCGGCCGCTGATTATGTAAGCTCTCCTGCCGCGCCCCTTTCCAACGTAGAAGACTTGCCCAGTGTCTTTGCGGCGATGCAGGTATGTGTAGAAAAAACCCGCCAGCGTCGCCGGATGCCTCACAGCGCCCCCAAAACAGAGGCTACGCAGCCTATAACCATCAGCGCCCAGGCCATCGCCAAGCCGCACTGGATCACCTCTCCAGGGGCCTTGGCAATGGCCAAGAGAAGTATTGAGAACAAAAGAAAAAGAATCAGCATTCCCCAATTCTGGGCTTGCTGATTCTTTGCGACAACCGCGAACGTGGATCAGTCCTTCTGCGGGTTCCTTGCCTCGAGGCCACAAGCCCTGAGCGCGCGGTACAGCAGGTCGTAGCTGCCGCGCTTCGTGCGGTGGTGCCCCTCGACATTGGCGACGATTGCCTCGTCGTCTTCGCCGCCCTTCATCAGGCCTCGCCTCCAGGCCTGCCGCAGCGCGCCGGCGAACGGCGGTGTCTTCTTCAGGACAACGCTGTAGTTGCCAACCTCGCGGGTGCCGCCGACGTTGGCAATCTCAACCAATCCGATGGTTCGCGCCCGGGACTCGTCGCCGCCTGGCAGTAGCTCAATGGTGCAGCGGAGCACGATCAGCCCCCACCGAGCAGGCGGGCGCGGATCGTCGCCAGGCTCTCGGCCCCGAATGGCGCGCCATTGAGGAACACCGTCTTCAGTTCGCCGACCGCTTCCTCGACCCAGGTCTGCTGGTCGTGCAGCACGAAGTCGTCACCGACCTTCTCGACGCGAAGAAGACCCTTGGCGGACTTCTTCAGCCCGCTGTCGGTGATGGGGTCCTTGAAGAGCTCGCGACCTTTGCCGTTGACGATGCCGAAGGTCGCTTTGTAGGCGTGGCCAAAGGTGTCGCGCGTCACGTGCTGGTAGGTGTACGAGCCGATGCCGAAGACCACGTTGCCGCTGGCGAAGCCCTTGGCGTCCAGGCCCTCCAGGATGCGCTGCGCGCGGTCCAGGGTGATCGAGTCGCCGTAGATCAGGCCAACACGTGGGCTCAGTAGGCGGTGGCCGGTGGCCGTGGTCGAGCCACCAAAGACGTCCCACAAGCACTCGACGGCGCCCTTGCGCGCAGGGGATTCCTCTTCTGCGTCAGGGTCGCCGCACAGGATCTTCACCGGGTCGCCGCTGTCGGGCCGGAAAACCACCTTGGCCAGGCCCAGCGCGTTGGGCTCGCGGGCTTCGATGACGTCCTTGAGCTTTGCCGCGTGGATGGTCAGCACGTCCCAGAGGTTCCAGGTGTCGGCAACGATCGACACAACGCCGGACGGGTATAGGTCCTGCACCAGGCGCCGGATCGTTTCCCGCTCGTCGAGCTCGCCGCCCATACACATCACGCTGTGCTCGGTGGCCGGGACCGAGCCGCCGATCAGCTCTTCGGATGCGTCTGCCCCGTAGTGCTCTTCGAGGTAGTCGATGGCCGCGATGGTATCGGTGCCGGTGAACGACAGCAAGTGCGCGGCGCCAGACTTCACGGCATCGTGCAGGCCAGAGAGGCCACGCATCGAGAAGTCGTGGCCTTGCCACTGGACGAACTCCTTCGGCGAGCCGGTGCGCGCAGCGTACTCGTCCAGAAGTCGGCGGTACTCGAAGGCCACCGTCGCGTTGGTGATCTGCTTCCAGGACTCGGCCGAGATCATCGTCTCGATGTAGTTCGTCAGCCAGTAGAAGTCCGGGTGCGTGTTGACCACCGTGAAGAGCGGCACGCGCAAGTTGACGCGGCTGCCCTCAGGCAGGGCCTTGATGTGCAGAGGCAGGTAGCCCAGGTCGTGAAGCGCTTCGATGTGCGCGGGGCTGACGGCCCCAGGCCCGAGCGCTGTGTCCATGCGACGCATGAACCGGCCAACGACCTCGTCCTTGGGGCGCTTGAAGAACTGCTCATCCCACAGATCGATCAGGATCTCGCGGATCGTGCCCCGCAGCCCAAAGAAGACGACCTTGTGGTCGAAGCTGGGCAGCATGTTGGCCAGACGGTCGCCGCGGGCGGTGAAGTTCGAGTACACCAGCTCGGTGCCTTCCTGGTACTGGGCCAGATGTCCGACCTTGTAGAAATCAGCTGCGTGGAGAGGGAAAATGTTCATGAGTCAGTCCTTGATGACGTGAAAGTTGGAAGGCAACTCCTCGAGGAAGGAGTTGACGACGAAGACGTTGTCGATGAGCCCATCGAAGACGCCTGTCCCGCGGCTGAAGATGCCGTGGGTGATGTACAGGTTGACTTTTCCGTTGGTGAGCGGTCGCAGGGCCTTGGCCAGCTCGATGAAGGTTCGGCCGCCGTCGCAGATGTCGTCGACGATCAGGAAGTCGGCGTCGCCGATGTGCTCGCTGTAGGCGATGGTGCCGGTGATCTCGCCGGTGTTGGTGCTGCGCGACTTGTCGGCACGCACGTATGGCAGGCCATGGGTCTTCGAGAGCCCGTCTACCTTCTTGATGGCCCCTGCGTCCGGCGCCACCAGGACCGTCTTGTGGCCAGCGATGATGGCGCGGCCAAGGAAGGTGGTGACGGTGCGGTGCTCGCACCTATTCAGGAGCGCCAGCGCAACGTCGCTGTGGGCGTCCCAGACCTCAACAGAGTCGTACTGATGCGCGTTGATGATGTCGCAGAACACACGCAGCGAGTGCGCCTCGCCAGGTGCGCAGACTCGATCCTGGCGCGCGTACGGAAGGTAAGGCATCACGAGTCGAATCACGGCCGTGCCGTCTCTGCGCAGCGCGTCGGTGACCAGCAGGAGCTCCATCAGGTCGTTGGACGATCTGACGTGAGCTTCGATGATTGCCGAAGTCGGGGCCCGGGACGCGATCTTGACCTGGACCTCTCCTCCACTGAAGACGAGTCTGGTATGCGGCACGATAAACCCGCCAGACGTGATGGTTATGCTTTTTCTCATGCGACTCCTTGATTGACTTGTGGCCGGTTAAGCACATTGGACAAAGGACCGGCAGCTGGCTTTGGGTATGACGGCCGTTTGGCCCCGCATGTGCTATGCGGTTTCGAGAATTACTTGCCGATGTTGATGAAGGGGAGGGCGCCGCCGGCCTGTGTGATCGGAAGCTTTCCGTCCCACTTCTTGATTGCTTCAAGCTGGACGTACTCGGCGCCGCCCTGTTTAGACACCGACTCGGCCTTAATTCGGATGGCGTCGGCCTCACCCTGAGCCTGCACGCGAGCTCGCTCAGCATCCACCCTCGCCACTTCGAGTTGATTTTTCTGGGTCTGAAGGGCGAACTGCGCGTTGGCCGCAGCCTTGATATTGGCCTCCAACGCCGGGTCGGTCACCAAGTTGCGCACGTTGGCGCTGCGCACGAAGAACATGCCCTTGCCTGCGTCGGCGTCCAGGCCCGCCTGCAGCGACTTCACCAGGCCAGCGGCAATGGCTGTACGCTCGGTGTGGACCGTGGCCGAACCAAACCGGGTGATCACATCGTAGATCGCTTCGCGAGCTTGGCGCGTGACGTAGTTCATGCCGACGCGATCACACCCCTCGCCTTGTACGGCGCTGCGGTCGCCGGCCCACTTGGTCATGATCGCGGCCGCCCGGCCACCGTCGATCTGCACGTACAGATCCACGTCGAGGTCGGCCAGCGTGATCTTGTCGCTGGTCTGGGGCTTGAGGTCGTTGAGCGCCAAAGGAACCTCCTTGGCGCAGACCTCGGTCACGTTTTTGAACAACGTGAAATAGATGTCTGGTGGCAGGGTGCGGTCCTTGACTTGACCGAGGGTCGACTCGACTCCGACGTTGCCGGTGTCGATCTGTGAGCACGCACCAAGCAGGGCGGTGAAGCAGATGAGAATCAGGGACTTGATGGTCTTCATGGGTTCCTTACAGGATGGACGGGGAGGGGAAGGCGGCAGCCAGCGCGACGAGGGCGAACAGGACTGCTGCGATGAGGGTGATCGGGGTGATGTGGCGCTTGGCGAACGCCACGGACTGGCGCCGCGTTCGCTTGCTGGCGAACTGCCAGGCGACGTAGCCGCCAACCGCAATCACGAAAAGGAGGATCAGGTGCTTCATGGGCTCCTAGTAAGTTGAGTCCGGCTTGCGCGCCGGTCGGACGGTAACGACGTCGACATGGTTGCCAGACGCCAAAGGCTTCTGGCTGACCTGCTCGACGGTGAGAACCAAGCCCACATTGCGGGCCTGGGATGCCAAAAACCAGGCCTCGCGCTCAATTTGAGCGGTCAGCTTGTCGACACCCATGTCGTCACCCGAGTCCTCAAAGAGTTGGCGCGGACCCATGTCAAGCTGCCGGCCGGCCGTTGATCTTGATGATCTGGCCCTGTCGGATCTTGATCGGGTCGTCCTGCTTGTCTGGCTGCACGGTCAACCACGCGCCGCGTTTGCCGGTTCGGTCGACCGACAGGTAGCGTGCAGTTGCCTTTACACCATTGAAGCGCTTGAAGACCACCTCATCGCCTTTCTTCAGGGCGCTCATTGGCCGTCACTGCCAGATGCTGGCGTCAGATCGGCGCCGACTTTGGCGTCGCTCAACTCGCTCGGGTTGAGGTTCGCAGGGGCGGCGGCCAGCAGGTCGGCGACGGCGGAACTGATGGGTCCATCGGTCTTTGCCACGGATGGGTTGTCGGGCCTGGGTGTGCCGGCCAAGTCGGCCAGAGAATCAGCCAAGGTCAAGGCCGGCTTTGCTTGGCCGACCTGGTACTCCATCCACTGGCAGTAGGAGCCGCCGGGAAGGTCGTCGCCAGGCTGAACCAGCGCGACACCGATGCGGGTGTGGAAGAAGCCGTCGTGGTCGGTGATGGCCAGGTTCACGGTGCGCTCGTTGATCACGAAGATCACGACCGCGTGCAGCGGCTGACTGCCGCGTTGGACCATCAAACCGCGATCCTCTTCCCGCGGGAAGAAGTGCACGTGGCGACTGACGGTGGGGATGATTACTTTACTCATGCGTCCTTTCTGGTTGATGAAACTCAAGCGCAGCAATGATAACAAGAAAACGTCGCTGCGCAACACAAAGTTTTCAATGAAATGACCTACCTGCCTGGCCTGCGATTGGCCGCGAAGTTTCTCCAGCATCGGCCGCAGTGCCACTTCTCGCGGGTTTTCTGGACGCCACCAGGCAGTGGGCGGTCTGACAGGCACTTGCCGCAGAACTTGGTGGGCCCAGACGCCACCGGCGCCGGATCAGTGGCTGCCGACTTCACACCAGGTCCGACAGGTCCGGCGGCGTCCATCCTTCGCGCTTGCCGATCTTGCCGCCCTCGATGATCACCGGCGTTCCGTCTGGGTTGAACTTGTCGAGGTTGCTCGAGATGACTCGGCAGTCACCAGGAACCTTCTTCATGTTTGCCAGGTAGGCCACGCCGTTTCCAGTGACTTCGGTGTCGCACAGCGCATCAAGGGCCGCCTCACGGTCAAAGATTTTGGCGTTGGCAAGACCCTTCTTCAGGGCCAGCGCACAACCCTCAAGGTGGGCCGCCAGCTCTTGCATCGCCGTCGACGTGATGCCGGTGTTGCTCTCGATGTAAACGGTCTTGAGGAACTCCGAGAACTCCTCGATGTGGCAGCCGATCTGGCAGCTCAGCGCGGCGGCGTCGTCGGGGTACTTGCCGCAGGCTGCGAGCCAGGCGGCTGTCGCAAAAAACGCGGCCCCATGGGTCTTGTTGACGTCAGCCTTGATGGTGTTGATGTCGATGTGCGACTTTGTTTCAGTGGTCATTGGTAGATGCCTTTCGTGAGGAAGTGGAAGTAGCTGAGGAACTCGGCTTCGGCGACGTCGTAGCTGAGCTGTTTGATGATGACGTTCGCCGGCTCGCCCTTGATGGACCAGTCGTCTCGGTCGTCCGGAAAGAGTTGCATGCGCTCAGCCAGAAGCACCGCGTCGTCCGCAACCTTCACCAGCGGGTCGAGCTCGTACGGCAGACCGAACTTGGTGGCTACCGCGCGCCAGACGCTGTCCTCGAGCGCCTGGTAGTCGGCAAGCAGGGCCTTGTTGGGCCTTGTCATGTCGCGGATCAAACCCTCTGGCGCATCGTGCATCAAGCCCTGGAGCTTGAGGTGCGGCGGCAGCACACTGGCCACCAGCAGACTGTGTTCGGCAACACTGAACCACCCCGGCATCTGGCCGCCGTAGCGACACTCGCGCGCAATGCCAGAGGCCAGGTCCAGAATCTCGATGTCCTCGGGCCTTGGGTCGGCTGGGTAGAAGCGGCCTTTGCTGCGTGTCCGCATCCAGATGCCGCGGCTCACGAGTGGCTCCGGTTTGCGGCAAATGAGCGAACAAAGTCAACCTCGCCGGGCAGGACTGCATCGACCCATTGAGCCAAGTCATCTAGGCTGCCATCATTCCAGAACTCGATGTGCGCTGCGAACGACGCAGCATGCCGCTCGCTCTCGTGCTCACCGGCCCGGATGCCTGGCCGAGCCACGCGCAACACGATGCCGCCGGCCTCAACCAGGGCTTTGTACTCGTTGGGGAACCGAAGGTCTTCGGTGATGACGTTGGATCCGATCGCCAGGTTGGCCACGGCAATCCGCTTCCAGGCGTTGATCCAGATGTCTTGGCCGATCATCTCGCGCCCCCACTCGGTGCCGAGAGTCACCATTGCGTGGCGTGGCGTCTGTCCGCACAGCTTGTCGCAGGGCACCTCTTTCAAGCGTCCTTCGATCTCGTCGTTGGTGAGGCCGATCGAGCGGAGCATGTTCTTGAGCGGGGCTGAAAACCGCACACGCTGCGCCGACAGTGTCGCCTCGAGGCGCTTTGCCACCTCGCTTTTGCCGGACCCTTTGAGGCCACAGATTCCGATGAGGATTGGTTTTTCGGCGGTCATTCTGTGTCCGCCTTCTTGGGCTCAATCTCGCCACCAAGGACGCCGATCAAGTCGGCGATCATGGCGTGCAGCTCGCCGGTGTACAGCGCCACGTCAGCGTCGAAGGCGTCTGCCTTTTCTTCCTTGCTGGCGCCCTCAAGCACGGCGTCGAGCAGGTCGACCTTTTTCAAGGTCAGCGATTCGGTCAGCACAAACGACACACGCCCAGTCCAGGTGACCGCCAGGCGCGTCGGCAGCTTGCCTTGCTTGATGTGCTCGCCAACCTCGTCGGTGTCCAGCGTGTGGCGCGAATAGCGCACGACAGCCTTTTCGCCGTCGGGCTGCTTCAGCTCGCACTCGCGGTCAATGGTGAAGCCGAGCGGCCCGCTCTTGTCGAGGAGCCAGCTGCACATGGCTGCGCCCGGGTTGGTGTGGGTCAACAAGTGGCTGAACTTGACGCCGTGGCAGATCTCGGCCAGGAGGGTGATTGCTTCTTCGGCTTGGCCTTGGGACGTGGCGTCAACCACCACCATGCCGCCTTGCGGCTCGATCCAGATGGTGTTCTTGCGGTCCTTGGGGAAGGCCTTCGGCAGGAGCTGAAGGATCGCTTCTTCCTTCAGCTCTTTGGCGCGCTTGCCCTTGGGTCGGCGGCCGGTCTCCTTTTCGGCGGCATCCAGGGCGGCGTCGAGGAGCTTTTTCACCTCAGCCGCCGGGACGGACTTGGTCTGAGTCTGGATGGTCAGGATCAGCTGACCGCCAACCGACTCAACCAGCTTGTCGTTTGCCCCGCCGCGAGGCGTGACAAAACCGAACGACTTGACCTGGGTCGGGCCGCAAGACACGAATGCCCAAGCCATGGCGCCAGACACCAGCTCCGCGACGTTGAGGAGCCCGGTTGCCCTGAAGATGATTGCGTTTTTAAACATCACCGAGCCGCCTTCGCGCGGATGGCCTTGCGGTTGCTGAAATCAGTTGAGTAGTCAGCAAA